GATCCAGAGCATGCCGCAAATCTCCTTCACCTCGACGGCGGCCTGCCGGAGGCGCTGGTTGACTTCCCGGTGGCGGACGGCGGCGACGGCGGCGAGGCGCTTGGCGAGCAGCAGGTCGTCGAGGGAGGCCCGGATCTGACCGTCGGTCTTGTTGGGGTTGGCGAGGGTGTCCTCGAAATTGACCTTGGCGGCGGTTACGACGTCGGCGAGGTCGAGGATCGTGGTGGTGGTTTTCATGTCGGTGGGTATTGGGTTTTTTGTGGGTGGTGTTGTGATCAACGCCGGCACATTGAAAAATATTTTGCCCGGCGTCAACCACATATTTTCAAAAATATTTTTGGCCCGTCCTGCCCCGCCTCGCTCCCAATGTTCACGCATGCGAGGATCATGGCGTCGGATCGGTGGCGACGTGGAGCAGCAGCGGGCCAGCAGCAGCAGGCGCCGACGTGGCGATCCGGGCCGGCGCTGCTGCCGATGTTCCACGTGGAACAATCCCGCCGGCGGCGATCGTGGAGCATGGCCGGCGATGGGGGTGCCAAGGCCGGATTGTTGACGCAGGCGCTTGCGTCCTTGTCGCGCGCATGGCGGGAGCGTGCATGCGCAGATGTGCGTACGCGACGCCCGCCCGCCCAGCCGCACCCCCGCCCGCCCCCACGCGCGACGCGCGCATTTTTATTCCTCCCCCGCTCGGAAAAATCCGTGTAGGCGAAAAACTTTCTCCTACATTCTCCATCTCTTGCTTCTATACACGGATTGGTACACTATCCGCGTATGAGTCAGCCTCCTGCTCCATACGACCGCTCTTGGTCCTTCACGGATTTCAGCCAAAGCAACCCAACCACGCCCCACCAGGGGCAGAAAATCGACCAGGAGCTGAACAATGTGCAGGATTCGCTCAACGACACCATCTCCCGGCTGGGTGAAATCCAGGCCGACGATGGCAAGGTGCGTACTACTGCTCTGAATCTCCCTGCCATTGCCGAGGAAGTTGAACCGTTGCTGACGGATGGACCTGTGCAGGCTGTTAATGCTGCCGGCGCGCAGCAGGTTGGACTGGTAAACGCCGCTGGTGATGCGAAAGTGGCTGAACTGGAGGCAGTTCTGACGTCCCAGAACGCCATCGACGCCATTGCTGCGCGAGATGACGCTGAAATTGCCAAGGACATCGCCGAATCTTCTGCGATTCTCGCCCAAGGCTACGCTGGTACGGCGCAAGGCTACGCCAACACCGCATTGCAGGCGAAAAACTCCGCACAGGTTCACGCCCAGGTGGCTGTTGACGCTGCCGCGAGCATTCCTCTGATCGTCGGACCTGTCGGTCCAGCCGGTCCGCAAGGCCAGCAGGGTAATCCTGGGGTTGCCGGCCAGCAGGGTATCCAAGGCGTCCAAGGTCCGGCCGGCAATGCGTGGATTTACCAGGGTGAATACAATGGTGGCGTTACTTACAACACTAACGACTACGTCACCTTTTACGGATCTAGTTACGTTCTGAAGAACTTTATCGGCGCGGCTGGCTATGATCCGATTGGCTACCCCGGAAGCTGGCAACTCGTCGCCCAGAAGGGCGACACCGGAGCGAACGGAGCGGATGGAGCGGACGGCCTTGGCGTCGTCAACTGGCGTGGCGAGTTTAACGGCAGTACTTTTTACTTTAGCGGAGACGTAGTCACCTACGAAGGATCAAGTTACGCTGAAAGCATGCAAGGTAGCGGTTCAAACCAGGGCAACTATCCCTTTGTTGGTTCGGCCTACTGGACGCTTGTCGCGCAGGCCGGAAGCCAGGGGGTAGAAGGACCGCAAGGTCAGCCGGGACAGAACGGACAGGACGGAGCGACCGGACCTGCCGGACCTTCTATCGCCGAGTGGGATAGTGGAACGACCTACTACACAGGAAACGCCGCAACCTACAACAACGCCATTTTCGTATGCGTGTCTGGTGGGATTACCGGAGGTAGTTACCCTCCGGATAGCGCAAACTGGACGCTCGCGTCTAGCAATTACTTTGCCTACGCATCGACTGTTATCGGCAAGGTAAACCGATCCGGCGACACGTTCAACGGAAAGGTCAACTTCACCCCTGTCGCTGGTGTGGCTGGATTGAACATCGGCATCGGCGGAACATCCGCAGGATCAAGCGTCAATGGCGACATGTGGATTGTTTCTGGTGGCAACAACCTTAACTTCCGAGACGCCACCGGGGCAGTAAAGGTTGTAGCAGCTTTGAGCAACGGAAACGTCTTCTCTGCCGTCCAGACCATTGATGTCACCAGCACCAGCCCCGCACTCCGCGTCACACAGAAGGGAACTGGCAACGTCCTGCTTGTGGAAGACGCCATCAACCCGGACACGACCGCCCTTGTCGTCGAGCAGAGCGGTAATGTCGGTATCGGTGTGGCGACTGGTTTCGCAGCCACGGCCAAACTTGAAGTCGTCGGCAACACCAAGTCCACGACCATCTCTACCGGATCTGGTCCGACCATCTCCCTCGACAGCACCACCTCGCACACCGGCGGTGGTGACACTCTAGACCTGTTGATCACCATCAACGGCGTACAATACCGCATCGGTCTTCGACCAGCCTAATGCCCAAGAAGGCACCCAACGCCGAAGAGAAACGCAGGCAGGCCGAGATTGCCGAGGTGGAGTCGCAGTTGGCGGCTGCCACCCGGCTTCTCCGCGTCAAGCGGGCGAGGGAGTCGCTCATCGACTTCACGTCGATGACCATGCCAGACCCGGAAGACCCGGACAATGTTGACCGCTCCAGGTACGAACCTGTGAAGCACCACGCCACAATCTGCGCTGCCTTGGAGCAGGTTGAGCGTGGGGCGTACCAGCGTCTGATTATCTCCATGCCTCCACGACATGGTAAGTCGGAACTGGCGTCACGCCGTTTCCCGGCCTGGTTCTTGGGCAAAGACCCATACCGCCAGGTCATCTTCGCCACCTACAACGCCGACGTGGCGCAGGACTTCGGACGTTCCGTCCGTGAAATCATGCGTTCGCCGTCCTACCGCCAGGTCTTCCCTGGGTGTAAGCTGCGGACCGGCAGCCAGTCTTCAGACAAGCTCCAGACCGAGGAAGGCGGACTAGCCAACTTCGTTGGCGTGGGTGGCGGTCTGACCGGCCGTGGTGCTGACTTGCTGGTCATCGATGACCCGATCAAGGACCGCGAGGAGGCAGACTCCAAGCGAGAGCGTGACAAGTTGTGGGAGTGGTTCACGCAAGTGGCGATGACCCGACTGATGGCCGGCGCCAGGGTGGTAATCATTATGACCCGGTGGCATGAGGATGACCTAGTTGGTCGCCTCACCGACCCGAAGAATCCCTGCTACAACGACGAAGTCGCCCAGCAATGGCGTATCCTCGCACTCCCGGCTATCGCCGTGGACAACGACCCTATGGATCGCCCTGTCGGCCAGCCACTATGGCCGGAGCGATATGGCTTGGACTTCCTCAACGAGATTCGCCGCCTCAACCCAAAGGGATTCTCGGCCCTGTACCAGGGCAAGCCTACTCCCGACGACGGCGACTTCTTCCGCCGTGACTGGCTGAAGCCTTACCCGCACGAAATCCCCAAGAACCTCCGATACTACTGCGTATCCGACCATGCCGTGTCTACCGCCCAGACGGCTGACAAGACCGTGCTGATGCCTTTCGGCCTAGACGAGGAAGACAATGTGTGGATCTTGCCGGACGTGTGGTGGCGTCGCGCCAGTACCGACCAGGTCATCGATGGTATGATCGACTTGATGTCCCGCCACAAGCCTGCCAAGTGGGGTGCGGAGCGAGGGCATATCTCCCAGTCCATCGGTCCGTTCCTTCGTAAAGTCCAGCAGGAGCGAGGCATCTGGACCGTGGTGGAGGAGATTACCCCTGTGAAAGACAAGCAGACCCGCGCGCAGGCGATCCGTGGACGCATGGCAATGGGTAAGGTATTCTTCCCCAAGTTCGCCCCCTGGTGGGCGGACGCGGAGACTGAAATGCTCAAGTTCCCTTCAGCCAGACACGACGACTTCGTGGACGCTATGGGTCTGGTAGGCTTGCTCCTTGGGACGATGGTCAGCGCAGCCCGGACCTATGAAAAGCCTTCGGATGTCCCCAAGAGCGGCACCCTTGCATGGGTGAAGTATTCCGCCAAGTGGGAAGAGGCTAAACGCAATCTCTTGCAGATGGGCGGCTTCTGAACATAAATACTTAAATGGAAAACGAATACGAGGCGATGCCTGTAGACCCGATGCAGCCCGAACCGCAGCCGGTGTCGGCCATCAAGCGTGACGCCGAGAAGCCCGGTCCTTCCCGCGCCGCCCTGGTCAAGTCCCTCATCCAGAAGGTGGAACGCGCCAAGAAGCATTGGAAGAAGTCCTTCGACCGCATGAAGGAAGACACGGACTTCTACATGGGCAAGCAATGGTCGTCGTCCGACACGGACGATCGCTACGTCGCCAACATCGTCCAGCGTCACGTCGGCCAGCGAGTCTCCGCCTTGTACGCCAAGAATCCGAAGTTCGTCGCCAAGCGACGCGAGACTCTGGACTTCTCCTCTTGGGAAGGCGACATGTCGTCCTTCCAGTCCATCCAGATGTCCATGCAGAATTCGATGGCTACTGGACAGCCGATGGATCCCACGATGGTGCAGACGCTCCAGGACGCCCAGCAGGGTTTCGAGCGTCGCCGTATGATGGACAAGCTGGCGAAGACCCTTGAGATTGTAGCCCACTATCAGCTCCAGGAACAGCAGCCGTCTTTCAAGGGGCAGATGAAGCAACTGGTCCGTCGCACATGCGTGAACGGCATCGGCTACGTCAAAGTAGGTTACCAGCGCACGATGGAGAAGCGTCCGGAAGACGTAGAGCGTATCACCGACATCACGGAACAGATGACGACCCTTGAGCGTCTCGGTGCCGACAAGCAGGACGAGAAGTTCTCCGAAGACCATGCGAAGATGGAGCAGCTCCGATTGCTCCTCGCCAGCATCCAAGCCAAGCAGGACGTCATCGTCCGCGAGGGAATCGTCTTCGACTTCCCGATGTCCAATTCAATCATCGTGGATCCGAAGTGCCGTCAGATGTCCGGTTTCGTCGGCGCCGACTGGATCGCCCAAGAATTCGTCCTCGACCTGGACGAGGTGAAAGAAGTCTACAAAGTTGACCTTGGTAAGGAATTCACGGCCTACGAAGACAAGGAAGTGGGCGACGACAAGTGCGAGAAGGCGACTGTGTGGGAAATCTATTCCAAGAAGGACGGACTTTGCTACGTCGTCTGCGACGGCTACCACGACTTCCTCAAGGAACCGGAAGCCCCGGTCCTGGATCTTGAACGCTTCTGGCCGTTCTTCCCGCTGATCTTCAACGAGGTTGACTCCGACAAGGATGTCATCCCTCCGTCCGATGTCCGCCTGCTGATGCCGGTGCAAAAGGAATACAACCGCGCGCGACAGGCTTTGCGCGAGCATCGTTTCGCCAACCGCCCCCTCTACGCCACCTACGAAGGTGCGTTGTCCGAGAAGGACATCAGCAACCTACAGTCCCACCCCGCCAACGCGGTCATCAAACTCCAGAACCTGTCTCCCGGCCAGGCCGTCAACTCCATCCTACAGCCGGTCCAACACGCCCCTGTCGATCCTAGCCTGTACGATACGTCCATGCTTCTGGATGACATGATGCGTGTCGTCGGTAGCCAGGAAGCCAACCTTGGCGGAACGTCCGCGTCTACCGCCACGGAAGTATCCGTCGCCGAAGGCAGCCGTATGTCCAGCCTGTCGTCCAACGTGGACGACCTTGAAGACTTCCTCGGCGAACTGGCGCGAGCGACCGGACAGGTGCTGCTCGTCCAGATGGACCAGCAGACTGTGATGAAGATCGCCGGTCCTGGCGCCGTATGGCCGCAGCTTACCGCCAGCGAAGTCGCCCAAGAGCTGATGCTTGAAGTCGAAGCCGGCTCCAACGGTCGCCCCAACAAGGCCATCCAGATCCAGAACTTTGAGCGTATCGCCCCAATCCTGCTCCAGATCCCCGGCATGAATCCCGAATTCATGGCGAAGGAAGCCCTCAAACGCATGGACGATGGCATGGACATCACGGATGCGATCCGTGCGGCCTTGCCGTCCATCGTCGCCATGAACGCCCAGAAGCAGCTCGCCCAAGGCGATCCTGCCTCTGACCCGAACATGCAGGGTGCCGCCGGCGCGACTAACGTCGCTCCCGCTCCCGGCGCGCCTGGTGCGGACGGTCCGACCGCTCCTCCGTCGCCGGCCGACATCCGTTCGCAAGGCGTCCAGTACCCCAACGCTTGATTTAAGATAAATCGTAGCGTATAGTAATCTCATGCCCGACCCAAACGAGCCAACCGACGCCATCGAAACGCAGGACAATGTTCCTGTGCAAGAACCCATTTCCACTCCGGAACAGGAAACTGCTCCGGTAGCGGCCGACGCTAAAGAAACCAGCCAGACTACCTCGTCGGAGTCGGGCGACCAGGACGCTAATAAGAAGCCTAAATCCCTGCTCGACGCTGTAAAAAGCGCGGCGCGGGGATCGGCTGACGAGGATTCGTCCAACTCGGAAACCAACGGCAAATCCGCCGAAGGTGATGGAAACCCTACGCCTAGTCTGGACGACGCAGCGAAGGGCAGGTCCACGCCGGAAGCTGACAAGAAACTGCCGTTCCACAACCACCCTCGCTGGAAGGAGATGATCACGGAGCGTGATGCATACCGCGCCGAATCGGAAGAATTCCGTAAGGTCACTACCTTCATGTCGTCGAATGGGTTGTCCACCGAAGAAGTCGCAGAGGGGTTCCAGATCATGGCCCTAATGAAGACCAATCCGGTCGAAGCCCATAAGAGGATCAGCGAATACAAGTCGCGGCTCGATGCTTTCGTCGGTGCGACGTTGCCCCCGGATATCCAGAAAAAGGTTGAAGAGGGTTACGTCGATGAGGAAAGCGCCAAGGAACTTGCTATGCTTAAAGCACAGCAGGGTCTTTATCAGCAGCAACAGGTCAATGCGATGCAGCAGCGAGAACAACAGTCTCGCGGCAACATCCATTCTGCGGTGGTTGGTTGGGAACAGCAGATGAGGGTCAAGGATCCCGATTGGTCCGCCAAACAGGAGATGGTCATCGACCAGGTCAAACTGATGTTGCAGGCGGAAAAGCCGACGACTCCGGAGGAGGCTCTTGCGCTCGTTGAGCGCGCCCACTCCACTATCAAGGAGCGGCTTTCCCGATTCGCACCCCAGCGCAGACCTGTAAATCATGTATCAAGCTCCACGTCGTCCGCCAACGCAACGCCCCAGCCGCGCAGCCTCCTAGAGGCGGTTCGTCTCGGAGCAATGCAAACCCGCTAACCAAAAACTACTATGGCATTCACTAACGCCGAACTCGCTAACATCACCGCGTCGGCCCTCGACTACTACGTCAAGGGTCCGGCCTTCGCCCAGAACATCCAGGACAAGCCCCTGCTCAAGGCCTTCACCGGCAAGCAGAAGACTTTCCCCGGCGGTAAGGGCAACATCAGCATCCCGGTCACGTTTGACTACACGACCTCGATCGCTGGCTTCACCCACAACGACACCGTCTCGTACGCCAACCCGGCGAACACGAAGCGCGCGTCCTACCCCTGGAAGGAAATCCATGCCGGCATCTCGCTGACGCTCACCGAGCTGAAGCATGACGGCCTGTCCGTTTCCGACTCCACGACCGGCGCCTCCACGTCGAAGCATTCCGAGCGCGACCTCACGGTCCTCACCGGCATCCTCGACGAAAAGCTCAAGGACATGTCGGAAGGCTGGTCCCGCTCCTTCAACGAGATGCTCTGGAAGGACGGCTCGCAGGACGCCAAGGTCGTTCCCGGCCTCACGTCGCTGATCACGGACGACCCCACCACCGGCACCGTCGGCGGTATCGACCGTGCTACCAACGCCAAGTGGCGCAACCGCTCCGCCGTCGGCGCTAACGCCGTCGTCTGGGTTTCCGGCCAGCAGAAGGTCAGCGAATTCCTCCGCAAGGAAGTTCGCCAGCTCACCCGCTTCGGCGGCAAGCCGTCCCTGGTCCTCTGTGGTTCCGGCTTCCTGGAATACCTCGACAAGGAAATCACCTCCAAGGGCGTCTACACCCAGGAAGGCTTCTCCAAGTCTGACACGGACATCGGCCTCGCTGGCATCACCATGCGCGGTATCGGTACCTTCGTGTACGATCCGACCCTGGACGACCTCGGTTACACCAACCGTGCTTACTTCATCGACCAGTCGAACATCAACCTCATGGTGATGGACGGCGAAGACAAGAAGCAGCACAACCCCGCCCGCCCGCATGACCAGTACGTTCTGTACCGCGCCATGACCTGGACCGGCGGCCTCGTTGGCAAGCAGTTCACCGGCTGCGCGGTCTACGAAATCACCGACTAATCGGTAGTCGATAGACTCCCCCAGGGGGTGGTTACGCAAGTAGCCACCCCCTTTTGCTTGCAACAACGGCAAGCCGTGGCACGATGTATGGATGGAACACGCCAACGTAGAAATCCGACTCGCCGGCTCCCTTGAGAACACCGTTCGCAAGGAAGTCTCTGCCCCAGAAATCGCCGTCCTCAAGGCCATCCACGGCCATGACGCGGTGGTGAACATCAAGAAGTCCCGCACCGCTCCTGTCGAACAGGGAGTCGAGCGCGCTCGCCTGGAGAAGCATTACGGCGAAGCCGTGATCGCCAAGTTCTTCCCCGGTGTCACCGCCAAGCTTCCCTCCACCCTCGCCGAAGTAGGCGTCGAAGTGCCGGAAGAAACCTCCAAGAAGAAGTAACCGATGGCTCGCGGCACCCAGCTCTCCGCGCTGGTCGATGCCCTGCGGGCAGAGATCGGTGCTTCGACCAACGTGGCAATGGGAGTTAACTCCCTGCCGGCGTTGAAGCAGATCCTCAATCGCACCCAATCCTGGCTGTGGGAAAAGTTCGACTGGCCGTTCGCGTATATCGAGCGAGACGAGCAAATGGTAAACGGCTCCCGGTACTACGGTTTCGACCCAGAGATCGACTTCGGTAGGATCACGGAAGCCCACGTCAAGTACTCGGACAGTTGGCGCAAGCTGGACTACGGAATCGGCACGGAGCAGTACAACTCTTCGGACATCGCCGACGGCGACAAGGAAGACCCGCCCACCCGGTGGCGTCACTACGAAGGCAACCAGTTTGAAGTCTGGCCGACGCCTTCCAGCAACGAGTGTGTCGTCCGTTTCAAGGCGATCAAGAAGCTGCCGAAGATGGTCAACGATGCCGACGTCGCCCTTCTGGACGACAATCTGATCGTCTTGTTCGCCGCTGCCGAGATGCTCGCCCGCGCGAAGTCTGACGACGCCCAAGGCAAGATGAGTGCGGCCAACGAACTTTTCACCAAGCTAAAGGGCAGCGGCATCAAGAACGATGTCTTCGTGATGGGCGGCGGTCTGCCGTCCGTGGATGAACGCTCTCTGTTCGGCGCGCGAATCGTCCCTAGCAACCGGGTGTAATTTATGGCATATATCGTCGTCGAGAACTTTTCAGCCGGCCTCGACACGCGGAGGCATCCCCTCACGGCTCGCCCAGGTACGCTCCAGACTCTGAAGAACGCACACGTCTCGCGTGGCGGTGAGATTGAGAAGCGTAAGACTTTTGAGGCGATCAACTACGTCAACCCCGATGTCTTCGTAAGGCCGTTCCACGGACTACAGGCTACGGCTGACAAGATCTATACCTTCACGGACGGTTGGGCGAGCGAAACCGGAGGCACCGAACTTCCTGTCGGAGGTACTGGCGTCTATGCGATGATGATTCACCATCCCAGTTATGTGCTGGGATACGCAGGCGGACAGAACTACCAACTTATCGATAAGGTAGTTCACAGTACGCTCTACGGAGGAAAGGTGTTTGTCTTGGTCAAGTTCAACGGAGGTGACGTAATCCCCTACTTTGACGGAAAGTTTATTCCGGAGTTTTACATCGGCACGACCCGCGAATGGATGACGGTCAACCAGGTCAATCCTTGGGATGCATTCGTGAATACCCTGGCTTGGCAGATCCGTGGCGGAACGTACGGACTTTCCACGACCGGATGGGATGCCTTTACTTCTAACCTTCCGCTTGGAGGACAGAGCTGGGTGGATGTACAAGCCCCTGCCGACGTTGACTTCACGCCGTCTTTCACGGCTGACGAAGGCGTAGCCGTATCCACTTCAACCATCACGGAATTCAAGCCAGGAACGGCAGCCAAGAAAGCTTCTGGTGGATTCTCCATCGTGTCTGGTACGCTTGGCACTCCGGCTTCCGCCACCCGCGCGCTTCAAGTTGTCGGTGCGCTTGGCGCGGCAAAGATTATGAATATCTACTTCGATGAGCAGGAAGCCATCGATGAACCTGGAGGCTGGACTGGTTTTGACGCCACAGGTTTCGCCAACACTTCCACCGGACTTGTGGATCGAATCAATTACTTCATCACCAACTTTGGTCGTAACCGAGACGGACTGGCTAACACTCCTGTCGGTGCTTCGATCGCTTCGTATGCCTATCCGCGAAGACAATCTCCTATCGGATATATCAATCTGTTCGTGCCTAACACTAGCGGCACTTACTTTGATGATCACGCGGCCAACAACGGCAAGGACATCGAAATCGAATTTGCTGCCAATCCTTCTTCGGTGCCTGGCATCAGCCAACTGATTGACGTCAGCACCATCGCTCCTAGCGGATTCAATACCGGCCGATGGACGGCGAAGTTCGCGTCTATGGCCGGCGGTGTCACCAACGCCGTCAGCAAAGTCCTGGTAGATGGCGTCGATGTTCTTGGTTCTCCGATGAAGTGGACCGGTTCTCACTCTGTCACGATGACCAATATCGTAGACCAGATTAACACCTTTAATTCCTCCCCGGAATATACTGCGTCCTACGCCAACGACAAGATTACGCTTACTTCGGTAAACACAGGTGCTGACCAGAACGGACGAGTCATCGAACTGAAGGTCATCGGCAACATCGTTTCGGCCAACTACTCTTCCTTCACCGGCGGTGCGGACGCAGTCCCTGCCGTACGCAAGCGCGTACGCTACAGCATCGGTAATGGTGCTACGTTCTACCCGAATAAGAACGTCACGCTGATCGCAACCAAGGCACTCGACCCTTCCGCACCTATCTACTGGGGTGCGTCTCGCGTAACCAATACGACGCCGTCCTGCGCGCTTACGTTCAAGACCAAGGCTCACGTCGGGTCTGGATCTAGCATGTTCTTCTCGGCGGTTAACAACCCCAATAAGTGGGGACAGGATGGAGTCGGCGCCGGCTTCATCAACATGTCGAACAGCTCCGGAGGCAACGAAGTTGTCACGGCCTTGTCCCTGTACCAGGGCAACCTGGCTGCCTTCAGCCGTCGCACGGTTCAAATCTGGACTATCGACACCGATCCTGCGAACAACCGCCAAGGCCAGGTGCTATCCAACACCGGGGCTTTCGGTCCGCGCAGCGTCGTGTCGGTCGGCGACATCGACGTCTTCTACCTTTCTGACTCCGGCGTACGCTCCCTACGCGCGCGAGATAGCTCCAATGCCGCCGTGGTGAATGACGTCGGTACGCCAATCGACAACCTCATCCTGTCCGACATCAGCGACATGACCTTCGACCAGAAGGCTTCCTGCCCTGCGGTCATCGAACCTATCGACGGACGCTACTGGGTAGCCATCGGAGACAAGATCTACGTCTACTCGTACTTCCCCAGCAGCCAAGTCGCCGCCTGGTCCACCTACGAACCGGGACATACCTTCACGGACTTCACGACCAAGGACGGCAAGGTTTACGCCAAGGAAGGCCAGTATGTCTACGTCTACGGCGGATTGGATGGTAATTCCTATGACGACGACGAAGTCGAAGTCATCCTGCCCTACCTCGACGGCGGCAAACCCGCGCACATGAAGACCCTCATGGGTCTGGACATGACCTGCGAAGGCGAGTGGGAGGTCGAAATCGGCATGGATCCTATCAGCCCGAACGCCCGCGACCTAGTCGCCACGGTCAGCCAGCCTACCTTCACCCTTGGCCGCATCCAGGCTACCGGGATGGGAACGCACGTCGGCGTCCGTATGGTCAACCAGTCTGCCGGCTACGCTCGGATCGCCAACCTAATCACCCACTTCGACTTCAATGAAAGTGACTGAACTGTATCCCGAAGGGGTGCAGCATGTGGTTCACAACATGAGGGCGAAGGACCAGGCGGAGGTGTACGCCACCCAATGGTCGGACAATCCGTGGGAATTCGGCAACAGCATCCTACGAGTCGGAGGGGGAGGCTTCGTCCTCCACGCCGACGACGGCGAACCTGTGGTGTGCTGTGGGGCGATGCCGATGTGGAACGGCGTCATGTCGATTTGGATGTTCGCAACCGACAGGTTCGACGAGATATCTCTATCCGTACATCGGTTTGCCAAGAAGGTATTCTTCCCATGCCTGGATGAGATTGGGTGGCATAGGCTTGAGTGCCGGAGCATCGCCACCCACGACGTAGCCCACCGATGGCTGGAGCTGCTCGGCGCGATCAAGGAGTGTGAAGTTTCCAACTACGGCAAGGCCGGCGAGGCGTTCTATCTGTATTGCTGGACAAAGCCGCCGGCAGAGACACAATCGCTCTAGCAAGATGTGTACGCCCATTTCATCTGGTCCGGCCTTCAAAGGCTTGAGCAACATGATCCAATCCAACAGGGAAATGGCTGCGAACAACTATTCTTCCAATTTTATGGCTCCTAGGGGTGACGTAAATGTCATTAACCCCCCCAGAATCAATCCATCAAACGCAACGACCAACCCTATGGGCAACGCTATGGTCGGCATGGCAATCGCCAAGAACAACCCCAGCGCATTCGCCAACGGACCTATCAAAGTGAATACTTCTAATCAACAGACCGGGAGGGTCATCTCCTAATGTGCTTCGGTGGCGGAGGCGGTGACGGCGGTGCAGCCCAGGCGCGCGCGGACGAGCAGGCGCGTCAAGCCCGCATCAAGCAGGGCGTTGGCCGGATCAACGAACAGTTCAACCAGTTCGACGACAGCTTCTACCAGGGTCGTAAGGACGCCTATAAGAACTTCGCCGCCCCCCAGGTCAATGACGCCTATAAGCAGGTCAGCGATCAGTTGGCATTCAGCCTAGCCCGCACCGGCCTTGACCAGTCCAGCGAAGCCGCCCGACAGCAGGGCGTACTGATGCGCGACAACGCCCTCGCTCGCCAGCAGCTTGCCGAAGGTGCGACGACCGAAGCCACCAAGGCTCGCCAGGCCGTCGAAGACCAGCGCAACGCCCTCATCCAACAGGTCAACATGACCAGCG